ACGGTTTACGCTCATGGGGATCAAGTACAGGTGATGTAAAGGATGCTTCTGCTACAGTAACTGCTACTTCAGGTGCTAATGGTGTAAATTGGATTGTCACTATGGGTGGCGATGCTTCTACGACTGTAACATCTAGTGCCACTTGTAGTGGTGAAGTAGTGATTATTGAAGATACTTCTTCTCGTCTGTATGGCGATTGGCAGTATGGTGTTGGTGTATTTGATGGTGATGACAACTTACAAACAGTAGTCACAGCAACTTCAAGTGCAACAGCAGACAGTAAGCGTGTAAGAATAGCTTCGGCAACTTCAACTGTTGCTTCAGGATTTAGTGCAAATGCTAGGCGTATACCTGAAGGCTCAGTATTAATTTCAGGTGGTTCAACAACTACCATTAATACAACAGCAAATGGTACTAGACGTAGGATAGGTTCTGCTACAGTTAATGCAGTAGCAACTACAACGCAAAGTGCTATGCGTGTTCGCACAAGTCCACAGACAGCTAACGCTGTAGTAACAGTTACAGCAAGTGGTGTGTTCCTAATAAGTGCATCATCAACGGTTAGCGTTGCATCATCAAGCGCGGCAATATGTAATCGTGTTAGATTTGGTTCAGGTGTACCAACAGCAGTAGCCAGTATTACTGTACTCGGATTTGCTACAAGAGGTGGCATTGCATCAACGGGAAGCACTCATACAAACGAGGTAACTGTTGTAAGTGTGAGTGGTGCTAATAAATACTTTATAAATGGCGTACAACAAGAAGCACAATTCTTAGTTGAAGGCAACACGTATGTGTTTAATTATCCATCAGGACATCCATTAAGATTTTCTACAACCTCTAATGGTACACATGCAAGTGGTACAGAATACACAACAGGTGTAACACACAACTCATCAACGCAGTCTACAATTGTTGTAGCAGATGGAACGCCTGACCTGTATTACTATTGTTCTTTGCATTCAGGGATGGGTGGTACAGCAACAACACCAAATAATTCTACAAACTCAAGCACAGCAAGTGACTCAGAACAAATATTTCAAGGTCATGCAGTTACACAACCTGAAGCTAGTATCACAGCAACTTGCAACAGAGTACATCGTGTCGGTGGTATAGTATCATCTACATCAGGAACAGCTACAATTGGTAGAGAGAAATGGGAGTTAATAACTAATAACTCTGTAACTTGGACACAAATAGCGGCTTAATATGGCATTAATACCTTTAGACATACCACCGGGGCAATATAGAAACGGTACTGACTTTCAAGCATCAAATAGATGGAGAGATGCTAGTTTGGTTAGATGGCATGATGGATCAATGCGACCTGTTGGTGGATGGACAACTAGAAAAGCTAGTGCATTTGCTTCAGCGCCTAGAGCAATGATCTCGTGGCTTGATAACTCAAGCGATTCATATTTAGCAAGTGGTACTTACAACAAATTATATTATGTGAATCCTTCAAATACCGTTTATGACATAACACCATCAGGATTAACATCAGGTAACCTCAACGGTGCGTTAAACTTAGGTTATGGTGGTGGATTTTATGGTTATGGTAATTGGTCAACAGCACCAACATCTTCTGGCATTTATCAAGAAGCCACTACATGGTCACTAGACACTTGGGGTGAATACCTTATGGCTTGTTCATCTAAAGATGGCAAGATATATGAATGGCAACTTAACACAGGCGTTGTTGCACAGGTAGTAGCTAATGCGCCAGTTAACAATAAAGGTTTAGTAGTTACTGAAGAACGGTTTGTATTTGCTTTAGGTTCAGGTGGTAATCCTAGAAAAGTTGCATGGTGTGATCAAGAAAACAATACTGTGTGGACACCAAGTGCTACAAACCAAGCGGGTGATTTTGAGTTACAGACAGTAGGTCAAATAATGTGTGGTTTACGAATGAGAGGTCGCACACTTATACTGACAGACAATGATGCTCATATAGCACAATATTCAGGCGCACCATTTGTTTATGGCTTTGAAAGAGTTGGTACAGCATGTGGTGTTGCATCAAGACGTGGTGCTGTAGCAATTGATGAAGGCGCTTTTTGGATGGGTAAAAAAGGTTTCTTTACATTTGATGGATCAGTAGCAAAAGAAATTAACTGTGAAGTAGCTGACTATGTGTTTGATGATATGAACCCCTCGCAAATTAGCAAAGTTTACGCTGTTCACAACTCACAACATAGTGAAATATGGTGGTTTTATCCATCAGGAACATCAACGGAGAACGACAGATATGTGGCATTAGATTATAAAGAAGCTCATTGGACAACTGGAGATTTAGATAGAACATCAGGTGTAGATCAAGGTGTATTTAGCAATCCTATATGGAGTGATGCTAGTGGCAACTTGTACAATCAAGAAACAGGTTACACGCACACAGGTTCAACAAAACCATATGCTGAGTCAGGATCAATTAGTATTGGTAACGGTGATAGCATTATGAAAGTAACACAGCTTATTCCTGACGAAAAAACACAAGGACAAGTTGCAGTTACATTTAAGACACGTTTTTATCCTAATGATACTGAGTCCTCACACGGTGCTTTTACTCTTGGTAATCCTACGGATGTGCGCTTTCAAGGTAGACAAGTGCGTATTAAAGTACAAGGCACAGGTAATGACAACTGGAGATCAGGAATAATGCGTATAGAAGCTAACGTAGGGGGTAGGCGATGAGTACACAGACTCCTCCACCACCTTTAGGATCAGATTGGAAACCGTGGGGTGAAAGATTAAATAGCTTTTTAACAACAACAAGAAACAAGTTACAGTTTTATAACGCTGACAGCAAAGCTACACAAGATGGCATTATTATGTGGGATGAAGCGCAAAACGCTGTTGTAGTTAGCAAGAATGGTGCTTGGGTTAAATTAAAATACGATCCATGAAACTAGAAGAAGAATTAATAAGATGCAAAGACTGGATACAGTCAGCTTTAAACAAAGGAGGTAATACTCATGACTTTAAAGACATTGTTGATGGGATAATAAGTGGACATATGCAACTGTGGGGTGGCGCAAACGGTTGTGCAGTAACAGAGATTGTAGTGTATCCTAATAAGAAAGTCCTTCATGTTTTCTTAGCGGGTGGAGATCAAGGGCAAGGAATAGAACAAATTACAGACATGCATGATGATGCAATGGCATGGAGTAAACAACAAGGCTGTGATGGCATGACAGTAGCAGGTCGCAAAGGATGGAAAAAAGTTTTGAAATCCAAAGGATGGTCAGAACAGTTTACAACATTAATAAAGGAGTTTTGAGATGAGTGGTGGCGGCGGAAAAGGTGGAAGTGAAACTACTAAAACAGAAGTACCTGATTGGATAAAACAACCAGCGATTAGAAATTTACAACGTGCTGAAGATGTACAACGTATTGAATATATGCCTTATCGCGGGCCCGAAGTTGCAGCTTTTAACGCAACACAAAACGCAGCGATGGATAACAACATAGCAACTGCAAAGGCTTTTGGTTTGCTTGATCCTAACAGCACATTAACAGCAACAACAGGTATGCCAACACCTACAGACTTTAATGGGTTTTCAGGTTATAGCTCAATGCCTATATATGATCAGGCACTTGCTGAAACAAAAGCGGCGCAACCTGAAGCTGTTGCATTATATGATTCTTTATTCGGTGCTAATGCTATGGCACAATTAAATGCATCACGAAATAGTGGTAGAGGTAGAGGTGGTAGTGTGCCAATGGCAAGACCATCTTCAGCTCGTAACTTTACACCAAACTACAATGATCCTCACTTTCAATCTAAAGAGCATTTAGCTCAAATTAGTCCAAACAGCACAGTAAGTGAGTCAGATAATGCTTACAGAATGAATAAAGGATCAGGAACAGATTACAAAGCAATTAAAGCAGGTATTGATGCACAAAAAAATTATGAACAAGCAGCGGGTATAGGAAGATTTACTCCTACACCTTTTAGTGGGAATCCACACATGGGAAAGTAAGTGGGGGGTTGATTAACAACTCAACTCCCATACCACCTGACACAAAGCACAGAGGTTCAGTAAGACCAACCATGCATAATGATGGATATGTAAAAGCAATGTTAGGTAGTGATGCTCCAAACCCATCAGAGAGCGCACATAGATTTAAAAAATTAATGGAAACAGCACGACCTAGTACACCATTAGGTGGTAGTTATTAAATTAGATAGGAGATAAGAAATGGCAGGATCACCATTACCAGGTGGACAAACAGCACCACCAAACATTAACAGCTTAGCGGCTCAAGGCATTCAAAGCGCGGGTATGGGTACTGCTATGGGAATGGGTTACACACCTCAACAAGTTAGTACGGTAGGATCAAGTGCTACGGTCACTCCACAAACTCTTGCTAGTACAAATTTAAACCCTTACATGAATCCTTACACAGATTCAGTTATAAAACAAAACGAAGCTGATATTTTAAGAGGAGCTAAAATAGGATTAAATGAATTATCAGCACAAGCACAAGCTGCTGGTAGTTTTGGTGGATCACGTCATGGAATACAAGGCGCTGAATTGGGTAGAGGATCACTTGAACAACTTGCTAGATCATCAGCTGGTCTTAGACAAGCTAACTATGCAAATGCTCAACAAGCGGCTATGCAAGATATACAAAACAACATGCAAGGTCAATTAGCCAATCAACAAGGTGGCATTGGTGACATAAACAGAGAGTTACAGGCTTCACTAGCTAATCAAAGCGCAGGATTGCAAGGACAACAACAACGACTTGCATCAGCTAACCAATTAGGACAATTAAGTAATCTTGGTTTTGGTATGGGGCAACAGGTTAATCAAAACCTTCAACAACAAGGTGCAATGCAACAAGCTCTACAACAAATGGTTATGGATCAAGCACAAGGCAAGTTTAATGCTTATGCGAACCATCCAGCACAAGGTTTACCTTACTTAAACGCGGCTCTTGGAGCTTCTAATTTAGGCGAAAACACATCTACGTTATCAAAACAACCAGGTTTGTTTGATTACTTGACGTTAGGTGCTAGTGGATATACTGGAGGTACATAATGGCTTTAGGTCTTGGACAATTATTAGG